TGAAAAAGTAGGACCTAAAGGTGCTGTAGGAAAATTAGTTGGTGCTAGTGAAAGTGTTGAGTTAAGTGAAATGGACAGCGAAGGCTACAAAGGCACTCGTGACGATCATGAACTTGGAAAAGGTAAAGAAGGTAAGGCTAGTCCAGTGAAAGCCAAAGACATGGCTAAGAAAGGTGAAAAAGCACTAAACAAGGCAATGGACAAAACGCACGGTAAAAAGAAAACTGATGAAAACTTTATCAACATGGTACCACAAGCAGTAGCAGAAGGTCAAGATGATTTAGAGGCGATTAAGCGTTTGTTAGGAAAATAAAATGGCTATTAACCCTGTTAAGCAGAGAAGACAGGATACGACAAAAACTAAGTCAGTACCTGTTAGTCAAGATTTGATTTATCAAGCCAAGCAAATGTTCCCTGGCTATGATGATTCAATGGCTATGGCTTTATATGTTATGGATAAGGCTGCTAGACAACAGGAAACAGACACACAACAAAATAAACTTATACAAACACAAAAAGCACAAAACGATAAATTAACAGGGGTGGTTAAATCATTAGGACAAGAGTTACATGACTTTGAACAACAATCATTAGAAACAGATCGTGAAGTTGAGAGATTAAAAGATTTAAGTGCTAAATTGCGTCCAGCAGGTGAATTACAACAACAGGCAGCAAAAGCAAGTAGAGAAGAATTAGAAAAACTTGAAGCTAAACTTAATAGTATTAAATCTGTTCCGGGCATTGATCAACAAAAATTTACTGAATTAAGTAAACAAGTCGATCAAATGAAAAATATGAAATCAGTAGATGACAAAGATGTTCAACGAATTGAAAACATATTATCTAGCCTTCAAGGAAAACAGGGTGCCAGTGACGAATTGTTTAATAAAGCAATGTCTGAATTAAACCAAACTAGAGAAAAACTTGACGCAAAAGAAGAAAGATTCAAAGCCTATATTGAAAAGAAAAGCGGCGAAGTTAAAAATGTACAAAAGTCTAGTGCTGAAGAATTAAAAAAATATAGTGATATAGTTGCAGGATACAAAAAAGATGTCGATAATTTCTCCACTCAAATGAGAAATGAATTAGATATAGCAAGAAACATTCGTGGTGAAATTCAACAAGATGCTGAAGACATGGATAGACTTATAAAATATATTCGTAATATTATTCCTGATTCAAAAGGCATAGTAAGAGAACCAAGTCAACCGAAACAACAGCAAACAAGTCAACTACCTAACCAAGAACAATCTGGATATAATAGTCTTAGCCAACAAGAATGGGAAAACATGACTCCTGAGGAACAAAAGGCATGGATGGATGCACAGCAAGCATTAAGTCAATATACAGAACCAACTGGAACTATGCCCGGCAACTATAAGGGAAAATACTCTCAAACTAATGAGAGCAAATTGTATGAGGATATACATCTTACAAGAATGTATAGAAATCCTATGTATGAAAAATGGTTACAAGCACACATAAAATTATTCGTAGTAGTCTTTAAAAGAAGATACAAAGGATTATTAGCAAGTAAGCACCCAACATATAGTGACCAGCAAATAGCAGAAAAATGTGAGGATCATTCTCCATATTTTTGGCATGTGAACCCAGATGGTGGTGAAATTACTGATGAACAAATGAATAATTATTTGGCAGCAGTAAGACTTGATTTATGGCGTGAAGAACCAGAAGGTGTTCAAGGCGAATTACCTTTAAGTGAAGGCATTGGTAACATATTTGAAAATATGGTTAACCAAATCTATAAAAAACTATAAGAAAAATTTACATTTTCCCACAACAGGGATAAATACTATTGACATTAGTAGTAAGAATTGCTAAACTTACTACTGATGTTAGTTACACATAGGGTGTAGCGAATATTAAACAGAGACCATCTCAATTTTATAAGGAAATATTATTATGGCATCATTAGCAGAAATTCGTGCCCGTATTGCGGCACAAGAAAACAAAGCAGGTAACAAGGGTTCTGGAACCCAATCTGACAACTCAATCTACCCCCACTGGAATATCGATGAAGGCACAGTAGCAACTGTTCGCTTCCTTCCAGATGGAAATGACAAAAACACATTCTTCTGGGTTGAGCGTCAAATCATTAAACTACCATTCAATGGCGTTAAAGGTGATCCAAACATCAAAAAGATTGATGTGCAAGTTCCTTGCGTTGAAATGTACAACGATGGAAGCACTTGCCCTGTTCTTGCTGAAGTTCGTCCTTGGTACAAAGACGAAAGTTTGAAAGAACTAGCAAACAAATATTGGAAGAAGCGTAGTTATTTGTTCCAAGGTTTTGTTCGTCAGAACCCTCTAGGTGATGACAAAGAACCAGCAAATCCAATTCGTAGATTTGTTATCAGTTCACAAATTTTCAATATCATCAAATCAAGTTTGATGGATCCTGAAATGGAAGAATTGCCAACAGATTATATCAATGGTATTGATTTCAACATCAAGAAAACAACTAAAGGTGGCTATGCTGATTACAGCACAAGTAACTGGTCACGCAAAGTAAGCCCATTAACCGAAATAGAACAATCTGCTATTCAAGCACATGGCTTATTCAATCTTACCGACTTCTTGCCTAAGAAGCCAGGCGAAGCAGAACTACGCATCATCAAAGAAATGTTTGAAGCAAGCGTAGATGGTCAACCATACGACAACGAGCGTTGGGGAAATTACTATCGTCCATATGGGTTAGAAGCCCCTGCAGGAGCAACAGCGGATAAACAAACCGCGTCTACTGAAACTAGCGCACCCGCAACTGCACCCGTAGCAGAGCAAACACCTTGGCATGAAGATGATGAACCACAAAGTTCAAGTCAACCAATCCAAGTTCCAAAACAACAATCAAGTGACAAGGCTCAAGATATTCTAGCAATGATTCGTGCTAGACAACAAAAGTCTTGATAGGTAATGAAGGGGCTTAGGCCCCTTCCATAGGAGTATTACCATGACATTACCAGACGAGCGTTATAGAGCCTTAAAACAGGCAAAGAAGTTATTAGAAGAATTGTGTGATCCAGGTCGCACACCTAGAGTTCCAAGTCTTGTACGAGACCGAGCACGAGGTGCATTAAGACATTTTCCTAGTGACTATGAAATTGATACTATGGCAGAGAACTGCCCAGAACTACTTGATAAACAACCATTCAGTGTTTATAATGTAGTGAACAAATAAAGGAATAAAAATGAAATTAACTAAATTGACAAAAGTGAATGATTCGATCACAGTTAACCGTTATGATAATGGTTGGATGGTTGAAGTAAGTGGTCGTGATGACGAAGATAATTGGAAGTCTACTAAAATTCTTTGTAACACTGAAGAAGAATTGTTGGATTTGATCAAAGAATATAATTCAATGGAATTGAACGACTAATATGGCTAAACCATTTGACATATCAAAATTTCGCCGTGACATCACAAAAAGTATTGAGGGACTAAGCATAGGCTTTAATGACCCAACAGACTGGATAAGTACAGGAAACTATGCTCTCAATTATCTCATCAGCGGTGACTTTAATAAAGGTGTACCTCTTGGTAAAGTTACTGTCTTTGCCGGAGAAAGTGGATCAGGTAAAAGTTTCATCTGTTCAGGAAACCTTGTTAGACACGCACAACAACAAGGCATCTTTGTTGTCTTAATTGACACAGAGAACGCACTTGACGAAGCATGGCTACATGCTCTTGGTGTTAGTACCGAAGAAGATAAATTGTTGAAATTGAATATGGCAATGATTGATGATGTTGCTAAAACAATTTCAGAATTTATGAAATCATATAAAGCATTGCCACAAGATGACAAGCCTAAAGTTTTGTTTGTGCTTGATAGTCTTGGTATGTTGTTGACACCTACTGATGTTAATCAGTTTGAAGCAGGTGACATGAAAGGTGACATGGGTCGTAAGCCTAAAGCACTGACAGCACTTGTTCGTAACTGTGTTAACATGTTTGGTAGTCATAATGTTGGATTAGTTGCTACTAACCACACATATGCTAGTCAAGACATGTTTGACCCCGATGACAAAATCAGTGGTGGTCAAGGTTTCGTTTATGCTTCAAGTATTGTTGTTGCTATGAAGAAATTGAAACTCAAAGAAGACGAGGATGGTAACAAAGTTTCTGATGTGCGTGGTATTCGCAGTGCATGTAAGATTATGAAAACTCGTTATGCTAAACCTTTTGAAAGTGTTCAGATCAAGATTCCTTATGAAACAGGTATGAATCCTTACTCTGGTCTATTAGACATGATTGAGAAGGACGAACTTGTTAAGAAAGAAGGCAATAGTCTTGTTTACACTACACTAGACGGAGAAATCATTAAGAAGTTCCGTAAAGCGTGGGAATCTAACACTGATAACTGTTTAGATAAAGTTATGAGTGAGTATACACAAAGAGTTAAACCAACGATAAGTACTGTAACACCTGAGGAGGAGGTTACAGAATGAGTTTAGACTTTGTGAATGAAATTTATCAAGCCCTGCGTTATCATATTGATTTCAACGATCAAAAAGATGCCGCAGATACTTTAGTAAATCTCTTAATCGACCACGATTATGAACCAGAGGATATCAAAGAAAGTTTTAGAGGTAATAAAGAAGTCTTAGTAGCATTGAAAGATTACCTCGAAGAACATGATTTGGGTGAAGAATACGAGGAAGAATACGAGGAAGACGATGATGAATGGAATTAAATGAATTGGTACACACGGATTACACAGGATATAAGTGTCATTCCAGACTTCATAACTTATTACGAAAATGAGTTATCGTCAGCCAAAACAGAGGTAAAAATATATGGCAATGTTGAAAAGAACATTGCCAATTTACCCGGTATCACAGAACACCGTTTCAATCAACTACAAGAGATTGAAGCGGTGCTCAATTACATGAATATTCAATTACGGAAAATTCGCCGAAAACATTTTCAAAAATATTTAGAAGCGTATAATAGAGCATTGACTAGCCGTGATGCTGAAAAGTATGTAGACGGTGAAGATGAAGTGGTTGACTATGAAGTGTTAATCAACGAGGTTGCACTATTGCGTAACAACTATTTGGGCATTATGAAGGGCCTAGAAGTTAAGCAATGGCGTATAGGTGATATTGTTAAATTAAGAACAGCAGGTATGGAGGACATTACAATTGGCTAATACGAATATAATTGGAGTAAGTACTATAGGTGCAGGACAAACTTTAAGCATTGGACAAAATGGTACTGCACCATGGATTGTCAACCCAAGTCTATCGACAAGCATAGGAAATGTAACTACTGGAAATCTAAATAGTGCTTTAAATAGTGCTTTAAGTGGTTTACGGTTAAATGAAAACGCACAAATTTCACCAAATGTTAAACAGTATGAAGTGTTTGAAATCACTGAAGATTTATTAGCACTAAGTACCTGCTGGCAAAGAATTAGAAACGACAAAACTTATACAGGTGCAAGACCAACAAAAATCACTGACGAGATTTTATTTGATAAAGTAAATTTTGAAGATAAACAAAAGGCTGAAAAAGTTCGTGACTACTACAGTAAAAAATTTACATTGTGGGCATTGAACGGCATTCGTCTTTCTAAATTTAGAGAAGACCTCAAAAAGTTTGTTCATAGTGATGGCAAAATGTTTAAAGAGGACATGAAGCCTCTTGTTTATAGATTGCCTGAATTCTATGATTACGATACTGAGTTTGATGAAATGATCAATAATCATAACATGACTTCTACACAAACATTCAGGTCTATGTCAACAACAAAGAATCTTACATTCATCAAGCAACTAACAAAGACGAAAAAAAGAAGTGTGCCTATAGTGACTAAAGAGTTTTGGTTTACTGATGATTCTCAAAACTTGAATTGTATTCCATTGAACAAAGACAATCCATTGTTGAGTTTAATGGAAAAACAAGTAAAGACACCTTTCAGTATTGACGCATTGAGTGTTAAACATATCCGCGACAACCGTGAATTTTTTGTGTTAGAAAAATATTCATTTTTGTGATTTGACAAATATTCCAAATTACACTACAATTCAATTTTCACTAAAGGAATTCAAATGCAAGAGAGTTATAACCGTGATTTAAAGTGTAAGGATTGTAAAAACGCTAAAGGATCTTTTTTTGCAAGGCTTACCCGAGCCAATTATGCTTTCTCATGTACCATTCCCGAAGCATGGAAAGAGGAAGAATATGATCCTGTGTTCGGCAAAGTGACTCCGGGCTATTTCAAAAGTTGTAGTGTAATGCGATTAGCCCATAATGTGTGTGGTTTTGATGCAAAACGCTGGGTACCTCGTGACACAAAAATGGTGTTCCTCGCTCTGAAAAATCAGTAATACTAAAGTACTACTTTTTATATGCTCAAAAAATTTGACAATAAATCGGTTTGGGCATATAATACATGTATTGATTGATAAAAGGAACAATACATGAAACTTGAAACTGCAATCAAATACCTTAAAAAAGAAGCCGAATTCTTGGGTCTGACCTTTGAACAGGTAATACTTTTTATTGAAAAAAATGGTACAAACACTTGTCCTTTAAAGACTAAGGAAGCATTTAAAACCTACAAATTGTATTCCTAAAGGTTGACAATAAATCGTTTTGGGCATATAATACATGTATTGATTGATTAACAGGAGTCACAAATGAGTTTTGAATCTGATGTTCAGGAAGTTTTCGGTAACAAGCCCCGTTTTGCAATGTATACCCGTGACGGTGATGTTGCTGTTCAGGCTGTTGTCAATATCGCTAAGTTTGCTCGTTTGACTTGGCCCGAGACTTACGCATTGTTGGTGCGTTTGAGCCAAGATGAAAAATATGCTGAGGCAACTGACACCGCAGTCCGTGAATGTGTTTATGACAACCTCGGCTTTGACACTCCTTTCTATATCTGATACAAAATGATTACAGCCTACCACCATCGCCTGTTGACTAGTATGCCTCCTTTCATGTTGACGGAGTGTATTCGCAAAGCAGGTTACAAAAAAGACAAATTTGAAACCAGTGAATTCTTAGGCATGACCAATAGTGGTCAATTCTGCTACAAGGTTTCGTACATTGAAGATAACGAATTCCATGATACTAAAGTATTCGTTTCTTATGACAGCGCAACCGGCAAAATTTCGGTTGACTATTAATCCAAACTCTGATACAATACTTGTATTGACACTGAAACACAGGAGCTCAAATGAAACTACACAATACCGTTCAAAACGAAGCCATCCTATCTAATGTAGGTGAGGTTGGTGAATTCCGTATTCGCAATAGTGCGAAAGCATTTAACATTCTGAGTTCCGGTTTGTATGCTAACAAGATCCGTGCTATTATCCGTGAACTAAGTTGTAATGCCGTTGACAGTCACACTGCCGCAGGCAAAACTGACACACCCTTTGATGTTCACTTGCCCAATTCATTGGAACCCTTTTTCTCTATCCGTGACTATGGTACTGGTTTGAACCACGAACAGGTCACCAATATCTATACCACATATTTTGAATCTACCAAAACTGCAAGCAATGAATTCATTGGTGCATTGGGTCTGGGTAGTAAATCTCCTTTCAGTTACACTGATAACTTTACTGTGACCGCTGTCAAAGATGGTCGCAAAGGTATCTATACTGCCTTCATTAATGAGCAAGGTGTGCCTAGTATCGCACTAATGATGGAAGAACAAACCACTGACCCTGCTGGTGTCGAGGTTCGTTTTGCTGTGGAAGATCGCTATGACTTTGATAAGTTCCGTAGTGAGGCTCGTCATGTATATGAATACTTTAAACTGCGCCCTGTAATCAGTGGCAACGCTAACTTTGAATTCAAAGACCCTGAATACAAATCAGAAAATATCATTCCTGGTGTTCATCATCAAGATGGTCGTCACCAGCATCGGAGTTATGCTATCATGGGTAACATCAAGTACCCAATTGATATACCTAACAGTGACAAGGCTCTGGACAATCTAAGCAAACTGTTGGGTTGTGGTCTTGTCATGGAATTCAATATCGGTGAACTTGACTTTCAAGCAAGCCGTGAAGGTCTTAGTTACATTCCTGAAACTATTAAATCTATCAAAAACAAACTTGAGGCACTGAATAGCCAACTGGCTGTACACATTGCTAACGAAGCCAACAAGATTACCAATCTGTGGGAACGGGCATTCTATCTAGTCAAAAGTTATTCTGATTATATCTGGCAAAATGCTGTTCTCAAGTATGTCCATGACACCAAATTTGAATTGGTTGTTAATAGTCGTTATAGCAATCTGAAAGAGTTTCATTTGAATGTGGATGAACTGGTTACTAAGTACAATATTGTTATCCGAAGTTTCTCCAAGAGCAGTTACGCACAGGCCTGCGCTAATATCAAGCCCGTTAGTGGCTACACTACTGTTAATGGCAAGAATGTCCTTAAGTATGAGTGGAGAATTAGTGTAAGCGAGGATGTTTATTTTGTCATCAACGATACTAAGGTTGGTGCATTGGAGCGAAGCAAGTATCACTGGCGCACCAGTAAAATGTCCTCACATTCTAACACCGTGTATGTTATTGAAGCGGCTGATAAGACTAAACCTGTTCTTACTAACCTTTTCTTTAATGAAATCAGTAACCCGCCTGCTAACAAGATTATGATGGCAAGTAGTTTGCTTGAGAAGGATCGTGCTGGTGGTATCGGCAAGAATGTAACTATTCTACATTTGGTAGAGGGTAATCGTGGTAGTTGGGGTAGTCGTGCTCCATTGGTCTGGCGTGATGCTGGCAAGGCTAGCACCTTCGATAGTAAAACT